GCACCAGGCAGATTCAAAGCAGAACGTCCAGGAGCCCTACAACAGGCAATTGACAAATTTAATGCTATTACAGGTAAAATTGAAAATATTCCAACAGTGGCAAAACCTTATGGTCAAGTACCGGGTCCAATGGATAACTTATACAAACAAGATTGGAGCAAGGTCAAGGAAGATATAATCAAATTAGCAGGCTTATAAGATATCAAATCACCAAAGGGGCTTAACGGCCCTTTTGTTTTGGCAAAAATAATTTGAAAAAGACCGTTGCGAGATAAATAATAATAGCGTATTATGTTAAGATGCATAACACGTTTAGGCATATTTTAAGACCAACTTAAGGAGAAACAACATGGCAACATCATTAGCAGAAATCCGTGCAAAATTACAAGCACAAGAAAGTCGTAGTTCAGGCAACAACTCACAACAAGGTGGCGACAACGCTATCTACGCACACTGGAACATCGCAGAGGGCACCAACGCTCGAATCAGATTCCTTCCAGACGCAGATCCAAAAAACACATTCTTCTGGGTAGAACGAGCAATGATCAATTTACCATTTGCTGGCATCAAAGGTCAAGCAGATAGTAAACCAGTCACCGTGCAAGTACCTTGCGTTGAAATGTGGGGTGAAGCATGTCCAATCTTAGCAGAAGTACGTACCTGGTTCAAAAGTCAGAGTTTAGAAGAAATGGGTCGTAAGTATTGGAAGAAACGTAGTTACTTATTCCAAGGTTTCGTGCGTGAGAATCCGCTATCAGACGATCAAACACCAGCTAACCCAATTCGCAGATTTATCATCAGCCCACAGATCTTTAACTTAGTTAAAGCGGCATTGTTAGATCCAGAGTTAGAAAACTTACCAACAGACTATCAAGGTGGTTTAGACTTTACAGTTACTAAAACATCAAAAGGTGGTTATGCTGATTACTCAACTAGTAAATGGTCACGCAAAGAATCTGCACTAACAGCAGAAGAGGCGGCAGCTATCGACGCTCATGGTTTATACAACTTGAAAGATTTCTTACCTAAGAAACCAAGTGATGTTGAATTAAAAGTCATGAAAGAAATGTTTGAAGCATCAGTAGATGGTCAAGCATATGACGCAGATCGTTGGGCTAACTACTACAAACCAAGAGGTGTAACGATCGTTACAGCTGAAGCCGCATCAGCACCAGCAGCAAGTGCACCAGCACCAGCTGTCGAAGAGTTTGATGCTCCGGTAGCAGTAGCGACATCAGCACCAGTCGCAGAGGTTGCACCAGCGGCTCCTACAGCACCAGTCGCAACACCTCCAGCAGGTGGAACAGCTAGAGCTGAGGACATCCTTGCGATGATTCGTAATCGTCAAAAGACTATTTAAGTATTACAATCTAGATGTTGAGTAGATTAGATGATATAATCTATCCAAACCGTTGTGAAGTTATAGAAATAGAAGCTTCACAACGGTATATCTACCCTATTTTTAAAAATGGCAGTAGTTCTCTATTAGAACATGCTCGCCAACAAAATTATAAAATCTTAATAAACGAGCAGATCAAAAGAGCTTCAATCATTGATATAATATTAAGAGATCCCTTGTCTAGATTTATCTCAGGAATCCAAACTTTCGTACATAATGTTAAAAAAGAAAATCCAATATTAGACGTAGATACCATATTATATTTTGCAGAGAATTATCTATTCCTTAATAGGCACTATACTCCACAACTTAGTTGGTTAATAAATTTATCTCGATATGCAGATGCAAAATTAAGATTACATAACATGGATGCATTATCAACATTTACCCCATTGACTTGGACTCATCCCAAAGACATTCAATTTGATAAAATGGTATTGGACAGACTAAGTAACAATGTACATAATGAAATGTATTTGCGATTAGATAACTTATTATTACAATTAATTGGCCAGGAATTAACCTTTAAGGAAATATTAGCATACCTTAAACAACAAGACCCTCAAGCATATCAAAAACTATCATGCATTGCCCTAGACTAACACATTTTGTCCGACTTAATCCCAATGGCACAGTGAGTCGATGCGGACATATGGTTAACGCACCACAGTTCAATACACTCGAAGAAATGGACGAAAGTCTTTGGTTGCGGAATGTAAAACTATATATGCACAAGGGTATTTGGCCTAAATGGTGTGAAAGATGTAAACAAACAGAACAGGACAACGGATCTAGTATCAGATTAAATGCTATAACTTTTGATAAATTACAAAAACGTCAAGATTATTTGTCAGTTGGTGGAGTACTAGACAATGTCTGTAATAGTGCCTGTCTAACCTGTGATGAAAATCACAGTACCTTGATTGGCGGATTAAAAAGCAAAACATATACCATCGTAGATAACAGTAATAAGTTTTGGCAGTTGCCATTAGATCGTGTGGTGCATTTAGATATCAGCGGTGGTGAACCTAGCCACAGCAAGAACTACAAACACATCCTAGCAAACTTGCCTGAAAGTATTCGTTCGATCAGACTTAATACAAATTCTAGTACAGTGTTAGAAGAATTGATGCCGTTAGCTGAACGCGGTGTTCAAATTACAGTAACAGTTAGCCTCGATGGCATAGGTTCTGTACACGATCTGGTACGTTGGCCCATTAAATGGGATAAATTCTATGCTAATTTACAACAGTATATGGCTATGCCTGTAAAACTAAATACCTGGACTACAGTTAGTGCATTGAACGTAGATGATCTACCTAACATACTAGAATTTGTAAAACTACATAAACTAGATCACAGCTATGCTTATCTCAAAGAACCTTGGCAATTGGCAGTAGAAAATAAAGACACTCCAGAGTCGTTAGCATACATACAAGAACAAACTAAATTAAGAGGCATATGAACAAATATAAACCTTTTGTAGTATTTCCATGTGAAAATATTAATGAAATCAGTGAGGGTATTTTTAGATATCTTTTGACAAAAACTGATTTATTATCTACCACCGATTACGGCTGGCATTTTATAGACAAAAAAGAATTATTTGATTTTGTTCCTAACCTACTTAAATTTTTTAAGCAACATAAACTAGTAACAAGAGATGCGGCAATTACGATCATAACTAGTAACAAGCATTTAGGCAAACACATAGATGAACCTCCAGTTATAGCTAAAATAAATTTTCCGGTTTTAAATACAGAAGGATGGGCCAATCGTTGGTACGATGACCAAGATAATCTAGTGGATGAGATTGTAGATTTATCACAACCAATAGTGTTTAATTCACAAATCACACACAGTGTAGAAAAAACTACAGCAACTAAGATACCACGCATAGTGGCTAGTTTTACATTTCATAATGAGCCATTGGATCTGTTAAAATGAAGATTGCCATAACTGGTGGTACAGCTGGTATTGGACTAGCACTAGCAAAAAAGTTCGAAACAAACGGGCACGAAGTTTTAGCGTTGAGCCGTCGCAATGGGTATAACATACGCAGTCTACCTAAAGTCGCAGGCATGATAGAACCCTGTGATATGTTTATCAATAACGCTCAAGTAGGGTATGCACAAACAGAATTACTATTTGAAATATGGCGTCGTTGGGAAGGTCAGCATAAAATCATAGTAAACATCAGCACAAAGATGACCGACATGCAGATTCCACCTAAAAGTGAATGGGACGAATACCTCATACAAAAGAAAGCCCTAGAACTCGCAGAAGATTTATTAATAAAACGTAATGCGTGGCCGAGACAGATTATGATCAGACCCGGTAGTATAGCTACACAGCCTGGACAAGAGCCTCCTCTATATCAAAATGTAGATGATTATGCTCAAGGAGTATACGAGTGGATTCAAAAGAATATTTGACTAATAAAAAGTTTTGTCCTATACCATGGACAGGATTTATGTATAACTCAAATGGTGACGTTCTTAATTGTATCCGTAGTCAACGCCCGATTGGAAATCTTAAAGATAATTCAATATACGACATATTAAAAAGCAATACAGAAACTAAACAGAATATGCTTGATCAAAAAGATGGGTTAGGCTGTTATGTTTGTTATGATCTCGAAGGTAATAAAAAAGGATATGATATGATCAGTGATCGAATATTCTATCTTAAAGAATTAAAATCAGTCGATAAAACATTATATGATAGGGTTGATAACTTTGATCTACACACGATAGATATACGATGGAGTAATGTTTGTAATCATGCGTGTGTTTACTGTAGTCCGGAATATTCTAGTAAATGGGCTAACGAACTTAAGGTGACTATTGCAGAGCCTAGTCGAGAAAGAGTTGCAGAGCTTAAACAATTAGTATTTGATAATGCCCATCAACTTAAACATGTGTATATGGCAGGCGGTGAACCATTATTAATGAAAGAAAATCTAGAACTATTGGAGATATTGCAAGGAAAAAATCCGCAGGTTAATCTAAGGATAAACACTAATTTAAGCAAGACC